CGCTCCTTGCCAGAAATGCCATACATTGACAGCATATCCTTGATAGGGATCACGAATAGGTTTGTCAACAATAATTTTCATAATATCTTGTGGCTTATTAGTTCCTTTTCGATAGTCTCTTCCACAGTCCAAGTAAACACTTGATGTTGAAGTCAGGTTATTATCAAATACAACCACACTGTTGCCAACTTCTAAGACAACACGAATCTTCTTGTCACGACACAGCACTTTAGTGCCAACTTTGATAAGACTTGGATCGTAGGCTACTTGATTGGACAAATATGGCTTCGTTCCTTTGATATGCTTACGTTTAGGCTTTGCAGGAGTGCCTTCTTTCTTCGGGACAGCATGGAGCCACTCATATTCAGCAAGAATAGGGCATCCATCAGAAGTTTCCATTGCGAGCATGTTTTTGTAACCAATATACACACTTTCCTTGATATGTGCCAAAAGGGGGCTATACCAAGGATGCTCTACTTGATACATAGCATAAACATTCCATCTGCCAACACCCAAATCTTGCTCCGAAGCATTACGCATATCTTCTTTCTCCTTTAATTTGTTATGAACAAAATACATATTACACGATTGTTTGTTGTGCGTCAAGAATTAATAGCAAACCATTTTAAGTTTTTCATCATTCTTCCAGAATTGCCACCACTTAGGCTCAATATAGCCAGAGAACTTAGCACTTTCAATAGCTTCATTTTTAGTTGCACTGTGGAGGGTTGCGATAGTAGTTGTATTGCCCTGCTTCCAGTGAGCTACAATTGTTTCATAAGTAATTTCCATGTTAATCTCCTTTGTTGTCAGCGAATGTTGCCAATATACAGAAGAAATTTAGTGTTGTCAAGATGTTTTCATACTTAAAGGGAGAGGCCCTGCCCTCGTTAGAGGGTAGGGCTTTGTTGTTACGTTATCCGCACTTACTGTTCCCACAGTTCATGCACTTCTGACAACCCTCTTGAAACACCACCTTTCCTCCACACTCAGAGCACTTGGCACCATCGACAACTTCGCCATCTTTGATGAAACTAGACAGATATTTTCGGATAGCAAACAGGAAACTTCCAACGAACACGTCTTGAACACTGTCCAGAACTGCAACAACACTCTTAATTTTAACTCCGTGTCGGAGACACAAAGATGTTGCTCTTGCAATTTTAGATACATTGTTGTCGTTTTCTGCTTTCTGTTCAATGTCAATAACAAATTGCTCAGGAATGCCCTTCTCCCTTGCCAAGGCAAACAAAAGTGAGACAGCATTCTTAGTCGTTGCAGACTTCTCGTTGTGATTTGTATGCACAAACATGGCTACAGGCTTCGTATTCCCTTCGTCAAGCAACACAGTGACCCACCACTTCTTGCCCTCTGCACGAAGCACCTTCATCACCGCTGGCAAACTATCGGGAAGCTTTACATCGTCAAGGATAATCTCTTCATCGTTGCTTTCGTCTTTAGCTGTTAGCACACCAGCCATAGTTCCAGCGCGATACGAAGTGAAGCCCTTGATGTGCCCTGTGTTGTACACATCCAAGTAAAGGTCTTTGAAATCCTCAAATGGATAGTCATGGGGGGTATTCACAGTCTTCGAGCAAGCAGAGTCCGTGTACTTGGCAAATCCCTTCAAATCATTGACATGATCCTGAACAGTCAAACTCGTTGTCGTTACAGCCCAATCAGCAGAAGCATCCCATTCTCCGCGTTCCTTCAGCCAACGAACAGCGTAGTCTTCACACAACACTTCTTTCGTAAGCCCACGAGACTTATCAATTTTATAAACAACACCGTTGATTTCCGCACGCAGGATAGGCTCCCCGTTGATTACTGCCTCTTTGAAGAAATCATTCTCGTACCACTCGCCTTCGTACCACTTCGGGCAAATCCCTGAAAGTTCTTCTGGCATCGTGTTTACAATTACTGTACGAATATACTCTGCTTCAAACAGTGGCTCGATGCCACCTGACGATAAATTTGCTTTGATTGAAGTGTTGCCAGTTGGCTGCTGCGACAGAAGGCTAGAGTTACGAATGCCTGTTGTACAAAGTTTCTGCATGTATTCAGGACTAAGGCCAATCGAGTTTACAAATACACCTTCAGAGTGCTTGATTGGATCACAATACTTAAACATTCCTTTTTCTACAGCAAGATCAATTGAAGCCTCATAAGCTGCTTTGGAATAAGTCTTCATCAGTTCTTCACGAATTGCAGCAGCTTCATCAGAACCAAATCGTACTTTCATCATAAACAACGCACTGCCCCATCCCATCACTCCGCAACCAATGCGTCGTTTATTTCGCATGGAGTCAATATACTCAGGAAGAGGGGCAGAAGAGTATTCATTAACATTATCTAGGAAACGTACAAGATACTTTACATACTTTGCTACAGAGTCGTTGTCAATAAAACGCTTACCGTTTTCTTCTTTTACAAATTGTGTTAGGTTAATACTTCCCAAGCAACAAATTCCGCCGGGGGCTAAAGTTTGTTCTCCACCGCTTGTGTTACGAACAACCCGTTTCCGATTGTTCTCTCTGTATCCCTACAGAGGCCAGACTATATCACGAACTACCTAAGTAGCCCCCTCCCGTTTCGACCCCACTTGGAGCCTACGCCTTTCGGCTAGTCGTTGCACGTTATTAAACAACTGTTAAGGATAGTGGTCATCACTCCTACAAAGATCGTGTTATACATTTACACCACAACTTGCATAACCACTTTGGTCTTTGTCAAAGCCTTGTTTAATCTTCGCTCAGGATTAACTGTTCTAGTTTTCCCCTGAATTAAAGAGGTTGTTCAAAAGCGATCACTCGCTTAGGCCGCTAGTATGTCAACGGATTCGTTGCTTTAATTGTTTCTTGGTAATTTGCAGGATTAAAATAATTAGCCCTGTCAAGGAATAGCACACCGGGTTCTGCCCGATTATACGTAGATTCAGTGACAAGATTCCACAACATCTTCACAGAGATTGTGTCATGAACAACGACCGGATAACCTTTGTCTTTCCATGCTTTAATGTTCCCATCCCACTCTGCATCGTAGTTCGGATGGTTTGTATCAGGAAAAATCAACTTCCACTTATCAAGTTTATCAATCTTTGTATTAACACCAAGATATTTGTCCTTGTTTAGAGAGTCTAGTTCCTTAATCTTATTAACACGTCCCATAAACTCATCAGTAAAGTTCACAGACATGTTGAACTTAGTAAGTCGTCCATGTTGCTGCTTTGCTGTAACAAACTCAACAATATCCGGGTGCCAGCAGTCAAGGACGGCCATCATAGCCCCTTTACGAATCTTTTTCTTTTCCTTTGGATTATTTGTAGCCTTGCCACTTCCTGCTGTTACAATTTCTGAAGACTTGTCGAACAACTCCATGAACTTCACAGCACCGGGAGTTGCTACACCAATTCCCTTGATGAAAGTGCCGCGGGGGCGAATATACGAGAAGTTCTCACCCCAACCTCCCTCAGAGGCTAGGGTTTTTGACTGCCACGTAAGGCGTTTTAGAATACCATCTAGGCTATCATTCTTCTCTGTAGGGTTTGGGCCAACGAAGCAATTTGCAAGCGTAACATTGTCAAACTCTGTTCCCGCATTACTCGAAATTCGCCCACCTTCTGTAGCCTTGAAGTCGGAGAGAAGATCATAAAACTTTTCTTCCCACTCTTGCCTTAGTTCCTCTGTTGCTTCGACACTTGCAATAGCCTTAGCCACTCGTCGCAATGAATCATCAATACTCTTATCTTTGTAATATTTATGTGTGCTTTCCCATACTTCCTCTGAAAAACTATTTGTAAACTTTGTCAATATTCTTCTCCAATCGTTATATATTTAATTCCTGCTCGATATAACTCTTCCTGGCAATTACGACAAGAATAGCCAATTCCTCTAATTACTGCGGTAGCTCCTTTAACATTTGCTCCATCGTGTAATGCTACGCTTAAAGCCCACATCTCTGCATGGTAAGGCTGCAAGCAAACACTCTTACATTTCTCATAACCTTCATTTCCAACTCTGGGGCATGTCTCTTGTGGATTATAACAAATGTTCATCCCTTTATACGTAGCCCCCTCAAGAGTAATAATGTCGCATGTTACAACTTTCTTTGCACAATGTCCTATCATTGCTCACTCTTCACAATAAACATTCCATCTTTAACGGAACCATGAAACATTGCCTCAGTAAGTGCAGATTTAGCAGGAATTGTAAATGGAAGCAACGCTTCAATAACCTTGTGAAAACTATCGAATGAGACTTCATATTTATCCCACAAGTATTGTTCAACTTCGTCACTATCTGCATCATCATTATTCATCATTCCACGAACAAGTTCTCCAACATCAAAATAATCAACTCTCATCATTTCTCCTCCTTAATAGGCCAATAATAATCACAAAATCCCATATCAAACTTAAACTCAGCATAACTCTGTGCATATTCATCAGGCTTCGCCTGAGCACGATAACAAGATTGAAATTGTGGGCATTGTTTATTGTCGCACATACAAATATCGCTCATGATTTGTTTACATTGTGTAGTTCACCATTGTTACACTTTACTTGGAATAATCGGGTGAAGTCAGTAATAGCAAACAATGTTGGAGCAATAAATTGTTCAACTCCACCTTTGTCTTTGCAACGATCAGTTGCTCGTTGTAGTTCTCCACTTGTAATTGTTGGGGAACATGCTGAAAGAGTCAATGCAATACTTGCTAAATAAATCTTGTTCATTTATTCTCCTTAATTTAAACGAAGACTAATATTGTAGCATACAATTAGCGATAAAGCAATATTATCGCTAAAATAATTACACATTAGAATGTACGATATTGTGTAAGCACAAACACGCCTACAGGAGCACACCACTCATGCTCCATTTTATACAATTCCCAAGAGGCTACAGCCTTATCTTCAGAGTCATAATATTCCTTGATTGTATTCTCACAGTCAACATCTGCAACAGGGAAGAATAACTCAATGTTTCCATTATTATTGTACGCCAGTACAAACACCTTACGTAAAATCAATGTTGTCTCCTTTGTGTAACATTAGTTTGCATTATAACATGCACAGTGTTAATGTGCAAGAGTTGTGTTATCCTTTACGTGCTGAAAAGTCTTCGGCAAACCATTTTACCTTGTTCATATCGTAGTCAATTGGCGCTCCTTGTTTCCCTTGCCCAATTGTAGCCAAATATGAACGACGACATGCTTTAACAATATTGCCAAGGTCAAAGTCTCCTCCGAATACGGAGTAGATAATGTCTCCCATTTCACAATCAAATGTTTCGCCATCGCTAACGCGAGTAATAGTTAGTTTGTAATAGTCGCTACTTCCGCCGTTCGATGCTACCAATTGTTTATTAGGCATTCTCTACTCCTTTGGTGCTATTGGGGCGATCACCGAAATGCTTTTCAGACGCATTGTCATATGCAACAGCAGCTTCATGCTCGTCTAAAAAGTGGCCAGGATCGTGTTCTTTGAATTAATACAAATCTGCGCCATAAATTTTTGCTCTCGACTGTGGAAGCAAACACCAATATACTCAGACGAGCAATTGGACTGCTTTCTTTGAACGTGAGATTGTATACTATCAGTCCCCCACTTGCAGTTTTCTGGTGTGTAGTCACCATTGTTATCTATTCGGTGTATAGACAGTCCTTCTTGATAAGACGGATACATATCTTCAATAAAGTTTTCAATAGATAACCATCTATCACAAATCTTAATACCTCTTCCACCGTAGTGCTTGTATGATGGACAATCTTCATTAAATATACGCTTCTTCATGTCAGGCCATACAAAGTATAATGGATGATTAGTCATCCCATGTGTTGTATTCCTTCCTGCAATAGTGTCTCTTTGTAGACAGCCACAAGATTTAGTAATACCCTCACGGATGTCTTGGCTAACAACAGCGACTTCTTCCCCACAATCACACAAACACTTCCACATTACTTTCCCGTTTTTGTTACTTCCTCTTGATGTGACCAAGAGTCTTCCAAACCTCTGGTCAACTAAGTTTATAAATTTGCCCCGCATAGACTCTCCTTAATAATTAATTACATAGATGCAACAGCGTCAACCAATCCCGTAAACAATTCATCTTCGCCATAGAAATCAGCAAGCAACTTTACGTCATTATACATGATATTCTGATAACGTGCAATACTTCGCAAGTAATCTTCCAAATCATGATAGCCTTGCTCATGAATCTTGTCAAGTGTTTGTTGGCTAATGTTCATTACTAATCTTCAACTTGTGACAATATATCACACATTCTATCAATCTTCTTACGAAGATGCTCATTCTCCGCAAGGAGAATGACAATCTCTTGCAACATTGCTTCGCGTAATGCCTGTTGCGAAGCGTACTTGCTCATGACAAATTCTTGTGCTACGGCATCAAGTTCTTCTGTGTTGGTCATTTGTAGTCTTCCTTCAGAAAGTCAAAATTAATATTTATCTGATCCCCGCTAATTATGAGTGCAATCCCTGCAAATAACTCTGCAAAGAATCCAAATGGGATTGACAACAGAAATCGAAATGTGCTATTGCTCTGTTTAATCTTCATTTGATAGACCCTTTTAATTCGAGATGACCTATTATTGCACATGTTGTTGTATATGTCAAGAACTACCAGCTACGAATGATAGCCTTCTTTGAACAATGTGGACAATCAACCCACTCGTATCCATCAGAACCTCCTGAGTAATCCTTACCATGATATTCTTTCACGTTACTGGGAACATACTCAAGAGTGCTTCCACAATGACGACATACAACTTGTTTGACTACTGAACGATCTGGGATACTGCTAACAATTTGCACCATGATTATCTCCTTAATTAGCAATTAATTATATTCGCACAATCAACGTATAAGCGTTTATTTTATGGCTACCTATACGTTCGTATGGGCTTATGTGTATAAATTGAATGTAGGGCTATTGTGTGGGTTTATTGGCTACTTTGCAATAGCAACAAGAGTGTAACTTCCATCAGGAAGCCCTGTTTCAAAGTAGACACACTGATTAAGTGTCACCCCTTGAGCAACATCAAACTTTCCGACAACTTTCAACTCAACTTTGTCATCAGCAGACAAGTCTTCATATTCAATAGTTTCCATATCATCCTCCTATTCGTTATTCAATGTGTTCATGCTACAGCAGGAATTGTGGGTTGTCAATACACCAAGTCATCATAACCCCAATATTCGTCACTGTCCAGTGGAAACTTAGCAATTGGCCTCCAAAAGTTATAACGCTGCATATATTCTTCATCATAAGGCATACTCGGGCCTTCATAGTTGGAACAATCATTATATGCCATAGAGTTCTTTTCGTCACGGGTCATAATAGTCTCCTTGTTGATGTATGTAGCAATTCTATAGCACACTCTTCATATTGTCAACACATTTCTACATTCTTTGTGTTAATTTATTTATGTGTTGGTGTTGACAATTTAACAATTGTAGGATATAATATATGTATGAGTTGAAGAGGGAAGCGATTCTCTTGGTTGTAGAATATAACACTAACTCTAGTGTGTCAAGCAATTGATGCACGACTTCACAGAAATTTTTGACCACTTGTTCGTCTGTGTCGTAGCCATCGAAATACCATGTTGGCAAGGGTGGAGAAACTACTTAAAGAGATTTCGGGTGCTGGAACATCAGTTGCCCCCTGTTCAATCAGGATACTGTAGTGGGAAGGCCCGGTAAGAGGGGATGCACATCTTGAGAGATGCCCTTTAAACTTCCCATGTTGTTGTGTTCTTGCAAAGCACACCAATGCTAATGTTCCGACGGTTGATGCTAACGCATTCTGTCAATAGCTTCCTCTCCCCTGAACACGTTACAGGCGCATCTCTGATGCCTCTCTGCGTATAAGGGGAGAAATGCGCTAAGAACCTCGGGTTGATGTTATAAAGAACTAATATAAGAACTAAGTATACAACACAGTATAAGGCGCTTACAGCGCTAGTATACGTCTACTACCTGCCCTTCGGGCTAGTGTACACATCCTAGAGCATACCTCACGGTATGCATCCTCTCAGCGTAGACAACATTAGCTACAAAGCGCACATAAAATTAAACAACACACACAAAGCCCTCTCCTACAATGGATGAGGGCTATTTCTCATTGTTGAAGAAATGTGTTGACATCTGTAAATATTGTGGTAAGATGGTGTCTGTCTAATCAACAAGGAGATGAACGTGTATGAACTACCATGGATACACCCAAATGGATTGTTCGGTAATCAATCTTATGACGACATTGATGATGCAGAATACGATAGGCATCAAATGTTAAAGGATGGTTGTTCTGTAGATACAAATTATCTGAATGAAGAGGAATAATACTATGCAACATGATTTCGCAGATGGAAAATACACAGTAATCAACGACGATGGCAAGCTCACTGCTCTACGTCACGGAGAACATTGGGATCGTGATCTTTGTGGAGACAGCTTGATTTATTGGATGCTTGTTGATTGTGACAAGATGAAAGAACAACGTGATGAGTTGCTTTTCGCGCTAAAGCTATGCCTAGAGCAACTTGAAATTGTACTACCTTCTACTGGTCTAGTGCACAGTGAGCGTCAAGCAATCATTTCTGCTAAGGCCGCGATTTCTAAAGCAAACAACTCTTGACATTCCCACTATTCATGTTAGAATAGATTCTGAATGGTGCATTGTGTTGCTATTGAATTACTAATTTAAAGTAGAAACAATATGAAATGGCTATTAATCCTTCCTCTACATATTATTGTTAATGTTGTAGCCTATCTGTTTGCATGGCTATTATCAATGTTCTACTCCAATGCAAATGGGCCTATTAACAATGGGGACGCAATAGGAATTGAACCAAGACTTCCTGGTTGGCTACCATGGTTTCAGACAGTAGATAACTCCCTTCTTGGCGATATGGCGTGGAAGGAGATGCAGGAAGACCACTGGGCTTGGCGAACGAAGCTCTCTGGCTACCCTTGTATTCAAAATTATTTTGGAAGGCTTGGCTGGCTTCTACGTAACCCTGGACAGAGGTTTGAGAGGGCTCCCTATGTAGTTGCAAACATTCTTCCTACAGATTGTGTTCAGACAAAAGGAAATCCGTTTATTCAAGATAAGCCCGCAGGTGTTGCAGGATATTGTTTTACAAAGATCAACAATTATTGGGGATTCTATGCTATAATCAAGTTATCTAGTAAGCGCTGTATGAAGATCAAAGTTGGCTGGAATCTTAAGACATATTCAGAGAAGCCAGAACGTGTATTGAGCAAGCCAATAGCACCGTATGTGCTAACTGTATCGTTTCCATCTTTTGTTGCATAACTATTAAGTTTAATTTTACCTAGGAGAATTACACATGAATGATATTAAGAATGTCTACAAAAATAATGAATCTGGACTTGAATACTTCTACATCAATCTTGCCTACGATGTTACGTGTGCATCAGATATGTCCCCTGTAATAATTTATACAAGCATTGGAACATCTGATGCTACATGGTATGTACTTGATGTTACTGAGTTCTACAATAAGTTTACTTTGGTAGTTACGGAGGCTGAATAATGATCGTAGAGCCACAACGTATCCAAGTATGTAAATACTGTGAAAAGAAACTAGACGAGGAGTATGTTGATGTAGGTGTGTGTCCTCGTTGTATTGATAATATGGAATACGAGGAATACGATAAAGAGGAAGATAAACTTTATTATGGCAATATCTTTGATGGCAGGGTCGAGGATGAGTATTGACTTTGGCAATTAAGCTATTCCTGATAATAGCGTTAATGTTCCCCTCTTTGACATATGACCATGTTATTAATAATAGCAAAGCAGAAGAAATATATTGCTTGGCTACCGTCGTATATTTTGAGTCAAGAGGAGAACATTTGCGTGGACAAATTGCTGTAGCTAATACGGTGTTGAACCGTAGCAAGAAGAGACGTAAGCCTGTTTGTTATATTATGTCGGAACGACATCAGTTCAGTTGGCATGGGAAGGCTAAGACGCCTACGGCGGATATGTTAGCAGCTTCGCTGCCAGTTGCTTATAATATGTTTATGAGTTATAATAGTGAAGGGCATGTTGATGACACAGCAGGGGCTACACATTTCGCAACGAAACATGTACGTAATGCTTGGACAAGGGTGTTCAAGAAGACACTAACATTAGGTTCACATTCATTCTACAAGGAGAGATAATCATTGAAAATTGGAAAGAATCCTTGTCCTAAGTGTAGGGAAAAAGGACATGATGACAAAGGCGATAACTTCTACTTCTATGGGGAGGGTTTGGGCGGGTATTGTTTCGCATGTTCTCACACCATTCTTTCTGACAGTGAACGGGAAGCCAGAGGCATTGATACAGTTGAAGAGGAGGAAGAAGTGTCTACACGAGAACGTATTACAGATGAAGAGAATGATAAAATTAAATCCTATACCGGAACGGACGGAAAAGGATTTCGAGGAATTCGTAAAGAGATTAACCAGTTTTTTGGTGTTCGCTATCAATACGATGAAGAAAATGGGGAGCCGATCAAGGAGTATGTCCCAACAACCATCGACTCAGAACTTGTAGGCTATAAGACGCGCCTTTTCCCAAAGGACTTCTCACAACCAGTTGGCGTAGTTGGAAAGGATTGTGATCTCGTTGGGCAGTTCCGTTTCAAGAACAATAACCACACATGTCTAATTGTCGGAGGCGAGATTAAGCAACGTGCAGCGTATCAAATGCTTGTTGACGATCAGAAGCGCAGGGGCAAAGAAGACTACGAGTCTATTGCTGTCGTATCCCCAACCATCGGAGAAAATGGTGCCTGGAAACAGGTACAGAAGCAATACTCATGGCTGTCACAATTCAAGAAGATCGTTGTGTGCATGGACATGGACGATGCAGGACAACTCGCAAACGAAGCAATCTGCAAGATTCTGCCTAAAGGCAAGTCATTCATTATGAAGATGTCTTTTAATGATGCTGATGAATATATCAACCACGGAAAAGAGCAGGCTTTCATCAATGATTTCTGGAAAGCAAAGCAATGGACGCCGTCTGGCATTGTAGATAGTGACCAAATCTATAGTGAAATTAAGGAACGAGCTAAAGTAGACAAGTTGCCATTTCCTCCAATGATGGAAGGTGTTAATCGTGCATTGGCAGGCGGAGTGAACTACGGGTATATTTGTAACATTCTTGCCGGGAGTGGATCAGGGAAGACATCTGCAATCAACCAGTGTATTGCTTATTGGATGATTGATCTTGATCTTAACATTGCGGTACTGTCCCTTGAGGCAGAGGCAGCAGAGTTTGGTGAGAACTTGCTATCACATTATATGGGCAAGAAGATTGCTCTTATTAAGGACAAAGAAGAACGTATTGCTTTTGTGGGCAGCAAGGAGGCAGAGGATGCTGCTAATACTTTGTTCAAGCGGCAAGATGGAACAAGCCGCCTATACCTGCTTGATGATCGTGGGGATTACTCACAGTTGCAAGAAAAAGTCGAAGAGATGATTATCGCCTGCAACTGCAAGGTAATTTGTATTGATGTGCTGTCTGATGTTTTTGCAGGGAAGACAATTGAAGAAGTAGATAAGTGGATGGCATGGGAAAAGAAGATAGTCAAGCAGTATGGTGTAATTATTATTAATATCTCACACGTTAGAAAGTCTGGTAGCGGGGAGAAGGCTGCTTCGCAAGGGGCTTTCCTGACAGAAGAAAGCATTATCGGATCAGGAACACAATATCGTAGTGCGGGTGTAAACATTGCTTTGCAGCGAGATAAGAATAATCCAGACGAGATGATTAAGAACACCACAAGTGTTCATGTATTGAAGTCTCGTTCAACTGGGTGGACAGGTCTTGCTTGTGAAATGTATTATGATTCTGCGACGCATACTTTGTGGGACAAGGTAGAGTACATGTCAATGCATGGGCCAAGGGATTTCTGATGGGTAAATTAATAGATATATCAGGCCAGCATTTTGGTCTGCTTACTATTGTTTGTAGGGAGGGTAATCAGCAGGGTTATTCTGGAACTATATGGAGATGTAGGTGTGAGTGTGGAAAGGAGGTTGTTGTATATAAAGGAAACCTTACAAGCGGAAAATCTTTATCTTGTGGATGTTTAGGTAATACGAGGAAGACAAAACACGGGATGTGTAAATCCTCGGCATACTCGTCTTGGAGCGGAGCTATCCAGAGAACAACAAATCCAAAGAATGAAGAGTGGAATAACTATGGAGGAAGAGGAATTACAACGTGTAGAGAGTGGCGAAAGTCTTTTAAGACATTCTGGGATGAGATGGGAGAAACATGGGAAGAGGGCTTGACTTTAGATAGAATTAATGTTAATGGAAATTACTGCAAAGAAAACTGCCGTTGGGCTACGGATACAGAACAGAGCCATAACCAAAGGAAGAAAAATAATTGCTCGTCTGCTTATAAGGGCGTGTATTGGAGCATTGTAGTGGGAAAGTGGTCTTCCAATATACAACAAAATAGAAAAAGAGAGCACTTAGGATATTTCTTTAATGAACTAGATGCAGGAACAGCCTATGACAACCGCTCAGAAGAGTTATATGGAGACAGGCCGAACGGAACAATAAAGATTAATTCAGAAATTGCTTGACAACACACATTCTTCCTGATAGAATGCTTTCATTGTGTTAATAACTGAGGAGAGCAGAATGGAAACTAAGTTTAGCTATCAGTCTCTTGTAAGAGCACTCCATAACAAGAGTGCCTTGTTAATTTGGTGCAATGGAGAGGTTTGTAAATGTCAAAGTTAAAGGTGTTATGGAGCAGGATTCATCCATTTCATAGGCCAGCTATTATTGCATTTGTTTTACTTGACATTATGATGCTAATAGTTGCTATAATTGGTGCACACAATCAGTAAAGGAGAACTAACATGGCTAAATATGCAAAAGGCACACAAGCAGACTTGGATGCAGCAAAGAATGATGCAACATTGTTGCCATTTGACACTGTGTTTATGTATGATGGCGAGGAGGTTATCCGACAAGTACATGCCCTAGACGACCCATATACAATATTTATGATCCCACTAAATGTTGAAGCAACCGGTAGATATTGTGGATGGTACCCATTGAGCATGCTTCTTCCAGCAAATAAAGATAAGAAGCCTAAGCAAAAGAAATGGCAGAATGGAACACAGGAACAATTAGACATTGCCAAAGAGGATGCTAGGCTTATTCCTAAGAAGACATATTTTATGTCTAAGTGGGGATGTACTGAAGGAACTAAAGTGTTTCGTGTAGACAATCCAGTTAATGATAGTTCAACAACTATGATGTCCAATATTAACCTTGATTGTGATTTTCATTCAGCAGAAGACTTGGAGCCTATCAATGAAAACTAATCAGCCTATTGGAACATATCACATTATTCCACAACGTAGCCCTGTTCCTACGTGGACAATTAGCCTTGTATATGGATTTTGGGCAGGTGTAATTGTTGGCTACTTGCTTAAGATACTCGCCTCCACGGGATGCTCGTAATGGAAGACACAACAATGTGCCTATTCTGTGCAGTGTGTGGAAGCCTTGATAATAATGGCTATGAAATTTGTGAACATTGTGAAGAAATGCTTGTAGCAGAGCAAACATATGTTGAGCCCATTATCATGGATTATTGTGATTGTTGTGGTAATATTAATTAAGGATTATTAACATGCAACGTACAAAGACTCCACGACATAAATTGTTGAATGACATGCTTAGGCAATCTCGTAATGTTCAACATGAGGATAAACATGGCAAGCATGTTTGCAGGGCTAAGGCTGATGTTCAATGTAAGAAATATTTGAAGGAGGAATTGTATGATTTTTCAAGCTGATACATATCACTATGATATGAAGCATTTTGGCGAGTGTCCAAAGTGTCCAGATGGTGTAGCTGGTGCTTGCTTTAATAATGTATTCATGTTTGAGAAACATTACGCTGCTCTGAATAAGCAAATGGACATTGTTCTATCTATTGGAGGAAGATCATTTGACAGTTCAAGTGTATTCTGTTATCATTTCCTGTTGCAAGATAAAGACACACTTGAATACATTGATCCTCAGTATCGTAGATATACATTCCTTCCTCTTCATAAGTGGTCACTAGACGATTATAGTCGAGAGACAAAAGAGTTTGAAGAGAAGCAGGGCTACACACATGCAGAAGAATTTGCTGCTTGGTATTGTGAGAACTTCGCAGACTATATAGAAGCAGGTTGCTTAATGATTCGTGCTATGGCAAACTATAGGAAGCCCTCTAAGAAGACTATTCGAGAGCATACTAAAGAACTTGTTGGATATGGGGTTAAGCCTGAGTATGGTGAGTCTTTGGTTAAGACGTTGATGTTTGGTTAATTATTAGGAGGTGTTATGGCATTGCCGCAAACTGTTTTTGTTGGTGAGAGGTATGGACGATTGGTTGTTGTAGGCTGGCGTAAAGATAAGCAAGGATGGGAATGCATTTGCGATTGTGGAAACACTACGTATCAAAATACCTTTCACTTAAAAGTCGGTAATGTGCTGTCATGTGGTTGTTATAGAAAAGAATGTGATGTTCTTGATGGTTGGTCACAGACCCCTACGTGGTCGTCTTTCAGATCAATGCATCAGCGGTGTGATGGAGAAGATAAGCGCGGGGATTACCTTAGAAAAGGAATTGTTGTCTGTGAGAAGTGGGAATTGTCTCCAACTGGATTCTTTAACTTTTTAGACGACATGGGAGAGAGGCCAGAAGGAAGAACACTTGAGCGTAAAGACACAAACGGAAACTACTCACCAGAGAACTGCAAATGGGACACACCAAGTAATCAGGCATTTAATAGAGAGTTGTTTAAAAATAACAAATCAGGTGTAACAGGTGTATCTTTTGATAAATATAAAGGTAAATGGGTCGCTACTCTCCACAAAGAAGGAGAGACTGTCCTTAGAGAAACCTTCTTTGACTTTGATGAGGCTGTATTAGCAAGAAAAGAAGCAGAGCAAGAATACTATAAAGAGAAGATTGAGGAAACTAGACTAGCAACAGGAGGAGGAATCTAAAATGGAAGGATGGGTATTCGACCTTGAGGGAAATGACCTCTATCTAGGCTGCACTGATATTTGGTACGGGAATTTCAAGTCACTTGATGGCACACGCGCTATGTCCGTATACCCTTTCAGAGAGGGCGTAGACGCCTCACAACAGAAGATTATTGACTGGGCTGACAGTTTCCCTGATGGGGCTTTGTGTGGCTCCTTTAACGGCCTCTCCTACGATCACTTTGTGCTGTGGAAATTGCTTGGAATTAAGCCGACTGTTGGCAAGAAGGGGAAGGACTACTTTGGAAGCAAGTTGGTATCCTTCTTCGACTCGTTCTATGTTGCACAATTCCTTAATCCTAATCTCCCTGAGTTCTCTCTTGCTGCCTTGTCACGAGGGTCAAGCGCAGAGAAGATTGATTATCGACAGAGTTTGATTAATGCTGGTGTAATGACAGGGGACGAGTGTAAGGGCTTCGAGTTCGGATTCTACAATCCACTAATGGACGAGTATTGCGATGCTGACGTTGAAGCTACTCGTATCCTTATGCTAAAGCAAATGAGCGAGTTGAAGGAACTGTACGGGGAAGTTAAACCTCCTTGCTTGAAGATGGGAACAAAGTCACAGTTTCTTATGAAGGCCCAAGAACACACAGGGCATGGTTTTAATCGACCGCTTGCTGAAGAAGTGATGCAAAATCTTGAAACTGATATGGCAGCACTAGAAGTAGAGGTTCTTCCAAAACTTCCTCCTCGTTCATTAAAGAAGACTGAGCAAGCAAACTATACAATGCCGGCGAAACCTTATAAGTTGGACGGGTCTTTTAGTAGCCACATGGAAAACTTCATTACAAAGCACAGCGGAGTAGTTAAAGAAGGAAACATCGTTGAGTTTTATGGGAAAGACTATCCAGTTGTTAGTAAGACGATCTTGGACATTAAGCTCCCAATGGTTATTGGCGACCAGAAGCAGTTCAAAGAATGGCTAATGGAACAAGGGTGGGTTCCTACATTTTGGAATTACCAACGAGGGCCAGATGGGAAGCCTCTTAGAGATGATCGTGGAAACTACATTGAGACTTCACCTAAGTTGCAAGAACAAGGTGTAATTTGTCCTAACCTACTTGAACTTGAGGGAGATACAGTAAAGGAAGTTGTCAAGTTTCTTTCGCTGAGGAATAGACGGAGCGTACTGCAAGGCTGGTTATCAAACCCTAGACTTGCTTTTGATGGAAGGCTTCCAACAGCATCCTCTAAGATTGCAAACTCTCATCGACAATGCCACGCAGTTGTGTGTAATGTCCCACGCGCCGGAGGACAAAGTATTTATGGAGACGAGTTCAGGGATTTGTTCTGTTCTGAAGAAGGAAAGTTGATTGCAGCAGCAGATGCATCTGGCCTGGAGCAACGCTGCGCTGGACACATGACTTTCAAGTATGACAATGGGGCGTATGCGGAAGAATTGCTGCATGGTGACGTGCACTCCAAGGTAGCTTTTGCATGGTTTCCTTCAGAATTGTTGAGACTCGGATTTACACCAGAACATTTTGATAAGGAAGACAGGAAGTTTAAGCCGTTCCGTGGGAAAGGAAAGACTGGAGGCTATGCGGTTATCTATGGTTGCGCACCGTCTAAGTTGGCTAAGACCCTAGGAAAGCCAGAGAAGGAAGGGAAGCGCCTACACAAAGCTTTTTGGGATGCAAACCCTGCGCTAAAGCAGCTTGTAGAAAACATTGGCAAGTATTGGGAAACAGCAGGAAAGAAAACATGGGTGCCAGCAGTTGATGGCAGGCTTATTAGAACACGCTCTAAGCATTCTTTGCTGAATAATATCCTTCAGAGTCTTGGTGCAATTGTTATGGACTTGGCTTGTTGTATCATGGATGCAAAGTTGGGCACAATGTATATCGACGATCTTGGAAGGCCATATTATCTGCATAAAGGAAAAGAAGTTAAGCGAGTGATTTATTATCACGACGAATATTCCTTTGAATGTGATGCAGAAATTGCAGAGGAGGTTAAGGTCATGGCAGAACTAAGCATTAAGGAGGCAGGGGAGTATTTTAAGATGAAGGTTGCTCTGGCAGGAGAAGGAAAAGTAGGAAATTCTTGGAAGGCTGTGCACTAATGAAACACTCCGAAATTAAAATTCCTACGCCAGAGGGCTTCCCTTACAAGTTACCAGATGGAAATTGGACACAACAAATTGTTAATGCTACTCTCGTTGACAAAGGCCCATATTTTCTCCATCCCGAAGGGAGCGTATACTTGGGCCTATCCGTAACAGAACAATGTGAACTAGCCAAAATGAGGCGTCCTGTGGGGAAGATGCCTAAATGGAAAACTAGCCAAATGAGAGTAGCAACTAAGAATGACTATGAGAAACTTGTATTAGCATGTACAGAAGCATTAGTTCATGCTTGGTATGATACATCTCAGAGACTTGATTATGTTAATGTTTATGTTAAACTGCCGTTTAATTTCAAATCTTTTTATGATAAAACTTTACCAAGATGTTTCATATTAGGATATGAGGATTTTAATATCTTTGTCTCATGGAGGGTAAACAGAATCATAGATTGGTTATACGCAAAAGGATATTCACATTATGATTCACAATCTTTGCGGAAGAGTATGTGGGGTATTTTGCAAGAACAAGAAAAAATCCAATTATATAATGATGTAGCGGTAGATCAGAGCATACTTGAATTATATTCCGATATTATAAATTCTTCTATTGGTAAACAAGGGAAGAGAAGATACAGTAAAAGCACCATTAATGAAAATAAAAAGGAGACTGTTGAGTTATGCGAGAAATAAAGGACATTACCGGAGATGTGTTTGGTAGGTTGGTTGCTTTAGAATATGTGGGAAGAAATAGGCGCAATAAACCTTTGTGGATATGCAAGTGTGAATGTGGTAATATACACATTGTCGACATGTACTGTCTATTAGCAGGAAGTTGTAAGTCCTGTGGGTGTTTAAATAGAGGCATGCCGAGTAGGACAAAGCATGGAATGTACAAGCACAGTGCTTATAATGCGTGGGCAAATATTAGAGGTCGAGTGTATAACAAAGATAATCCTGCATGGAAAGACTATGGTGGAAGAGGCATTACTATGTGTCGGGAGTGGGAAGATTCTTTTAAAAACTTTTGGACAGACATGGGAGATACATATCGTGAAGGGCTTTCGCTAGATCGTATCGACACTAACGGAAATTATTGCAAAGAAAATTGTCGTTGGGTAGAGTGGGATATACAGATGCATAATAAGAGAAAGCGTGGTGGCTGCTCTTCAAAGCACATGGTATTTTATTATTATAAAGATTTTGGTAAGTATGGTGCACAAATCACTTACAATAAGACAAGGGAAAATCTTGGCTATTTTCTGAATGAGCTTGATGCAGCCACAGCCTACGACAATCGCTCGGAGCAGTTATACGGCGACAGACCCAACGGTACAACAAAGATTGCTAAAGAAATGCTTGACAAGAGTGTTGAAGTATGAGATAATGCTTCTTCAAGTGAAGAAGCCCTTGTTCTACGAACAAGGTGTTATGTTCATTACTAGAGGAGATAACTATGGCACTGAAGATTATTAGTGAAGACGAAGATAAACAAGAGGAATATATCATTGACTATCCTTGTTTGATGAAAAGTATTGATCCTGATCCTCGCTACAATGAGCACATTTGTATTATTTTGGCATTGAGTGAATATTCTGGCATCCCGTTGGTTAACACATTTGATGAATCATTGGTTGGTAGAATTGACGACGATTGGATTTCATTTGAGGACGAAGAATATTGGAAGCCTTACAACAAGGCTGTAACATTTTGCAATAAATAATTTATTAACAACAAAGGAGAACTAACTATGGCATTTGTTCCTAAGCAACAAAATCACAGCATCACTACTACATTTGAGAAGCATAATTATCCTACACCGAAGGCTGGTAGTCGTCCTGCGAGAATTTCGCTCATAGTAGACTTGGGTATCCAAGAGCGTGAAGACTTTGAGGATCAAAAAACTGGTGAGGTAAAACCACAAAAGCCTGTTCAACAAGTTGTTGTCTTTGCTGATCTTGTTAACGACGTAGTTGATTATGGTGATGCAATTGGCAAGATGCCCTATCGTCTTTGCCTTAACAAGACTTTCCAAGGGGAGACTCAAGGTGTGAACTTTACGGCTGTTCCCCCTCGTGATGCTGATGGTAATCAGATTCAAGGCAAGGCTTGGGGCTTTCATCCACAGAATCTTCTCACAAAGATTGCTAAGGCTATTCAGAAGCCGGAAGTAATTGAGAGTATGGACATTGAGGAATTCTTGAACGAGGCTCTGATGGCGCAAGTTGAAGTTAAGAAGACTGAAAGCAAAGACAAGAAGGATGACGACGGTAATCCTGTTGTCTACACCAATGTAAATTATCGTGGAGCCTCGGAGGTTCCTATGGTAGAGGACGACGATGGCAATGAGGCTCCAATGAAGATTAAGCCACTGGCTACTCCTGCAATGATTATTAGCTTTGATGATGCTGAAGCAAGTCAGATTAAATTCTTGCGTAAGAATCTTATTGCTAAGATTAAGTTGGCTAAGAATTATGCTGGCAGTTCTATGGAAGCAGCAATCAAGGAGTTTGAGAAGCAACAGAATGGTCAGCAAGGGGCTTCTGAGGGGCAAGGTGAGGCTAAGAAGGGAGAACCGCAGGTTCCCCCTAAGCAAGCAGCTAAGGAAGCAGCGAAAAAGACTACCAAGAAGGTTCCTGAGCCGCCTGTAGACGATGATGACTTTGATGATATTCCATTTTGATGTAGACTAAACATAGCCCACTCCAAACGGAGTGGGCATAAGGAGATTGCATGAGTAAACTACTTCTAATTGATGCAGATACAATTGTTTATGCAAGTGCTGCAACAGAAGAGATTAACAAGTGTCTAGCAACAAATAATAATAATGGGAAATCACAAATGTTTCCCTCCAAGAGCGCATTTAATGAGTGGCACAAGGAATACTCAAAGTACCCTAAAGAGGACTATTCATTTACTGTTGTCAAAGAGTTAGTCGGAGAAACTTCATATGCTTGTTCATCTGTAAAGCGAAAGATTTCTGCTATCCTTGAAGCAGTTCCACACACTGATTACAAAATTTGTATTCAAGGAACTGGTAATTATAGGATGGACTATCCAGCAAAGTACGTTGCCTATAAAGGTCAACGAGGTGACAAACCATTGCTGTTCAAGGATACATACCAATATGTTTTGAGCAAGTGGAACAAGAATGTTATTGTTGTTGATTCAGAAGAAGTTGATGACTTCGTCTGCTACAGTAGCTGGAATAATTTTAATCCAAAAGGTAATGTAGAAGACAGCAACATTGTTGTAGCTTTCTGCGACAAGGATATTCACCAAAATTCTGTTGGGGCTTTGTATAACTATAAGCAACCAGATGGAGGAGTATTCTGGAACACACGGAAGATGCAGTATAAAGGCTTTTGGGGAAGTTGTCTTGTGGGAGACACAGCAGATAACATCGACGGTATTCTTAAGCTGTCTGATGAAACAAAAAAGAAGTACGGTATTAAGACAAACACTTGTGGTAAGGTTGCAGGGGCAAAGATTCTCTGTGATGTAAAGACAGAGAAAGAAGCAGCACAAAGAGTTGTTGATGCCTACAAATTGGCATGGCCTGAAGATGGAGTTGATCGTCTTAGCGACATGGCTTTCTTCCTGTGGCTGCGTAAGCGTGAAGGACAAATGTATGTGCTAAGAGAGCATCTTGAACATCTTGGTGTAACATATTAAAGGAGAACAACATGAGTACAAGTTATAGTCCACTACTTTACCTTGGCAAATCATTTGATGACCAAAGTGAAGCTGAAGAATTTTATAAGCAATATATTGTGTTGTCTGAAGACGATCTTGAATTGATTGAAGAAGACGGGTTTAATGAGTTTATGTATGGTCAAAAGGAAATTTCTGGAAGCATTCTAAATCATTACTCTGGATATGGTTATATTCTTGGTATTGATCTTAGTTATCCTAAGCCATCTACATTTCATAATGACTACGCCAAGGCTATTACCACTTGGCAGAAGTATTTCAAAGACGAGACATATGATTTGATTCATGAAGTTTGTGTGAGTTGATGGCTTTCGCCATTCCAACATGGAGCCTATGGCTCCTATTATCCAACATAGCAATAGCCTTCATTGAATATACCTATCGCTCAGGAAACTATGATACATTCCTACAAGCCTTGCCATATATTATTGTGCCTATATTAATTGGACAACTTGGTCTGTTCGAGGGGTTTAGGAGGGCTGATTCTCTTTTCCTTGCAGCGGCAATCTTCTCGTGTATTAATGTCTCAATGCGAGTGGTTGTTTGCCACTTCATTGGAGAGACATTGAGCATTGTCAACTGGGTTGGGGTTGCACTGTTGTTTTGTAGTGCTATCTTGATAAAAATCAAATGATCTTTTGGGAGTGATACATGGAAGAAAAATATAACGTTGATTTTGGTGAATTCCTTTACTATGATGAAAATTCTCCGGGAGGGTTGAGATGGAAAGTAAATATCAGTAAAAGGATGAGGGCCGGAGCGGTTGCAGGCTATTGTTCGACAAGGAGTGGTTACTGGTGTGTAGCACTCAAAGGTAAATTATATCGTTCTCATAGGGTTGTAATGGTATTAAACGGAACAAAATGTTATGATTTATTGGTTGACCACATAGATAGAAACAAATCAAATAATAGAGTAGAGAATTTGAGACTTGTCGATAATAATCTTAGTGGCAGAAACAAATCAAAACATAAAAGAAATTCAACAGGTGTTACTGGAGTCTCTAAGGACGTAGTTACTAATAGGGATGGAAAAATTTATGAGTATTTTGTATCTCAATGGCAAGACTTGATGGGTAACAAACATAGAAAAAGGTTTTCAATTAACAAACTCGGTTATGATGTATCCTTTCGTTTGGCGGGTGAGTACCGCGAGGAAATGATTAAGGAACTGAATGCACAGGGTGCAGGTTATACAAATGGGCACGGAACTTGACATGAATAAAAACAGCATAGAGCCTTGGGAATATTACCCCGAAGTATGGCCCACTAGGGCATCCTTTTTTAGTTGGCTACGTGGAGGTCTTCGTAGAGCAATATGGGAAAAATACCCAGGAAAAATTATCTACAAGAAGTCACACTTAACTAAACCACCAGAGGGCTACACAGGAAAGGCTAAGTCTGGTGCTGTGTGTGCTTTAACAGGTGTTTGGACTGGTAATAGCAAGTTGCAAGTGGATCACATTGTTGGAGAAGCATCATTGCGAGATTGGTGTGACATTGAATCATTTGCTAGACACTTATGTACAAATGATGATAATATGCAACTCGTAGAAGTTGAGGCTCATAAAATTAAGAGTTATTCTGAGAGGCAGGGAATGTCGTTTGAAGACGCAATGTTCGAGAAGAAATACATTCTGCCATTCAAAAAACTTAATTCAGAGAAACAGAAAGAAACATTGACTTCACTTGGAGTTGATAGTATAATGCTTTCCACAGCAGCAAAGAGGGTGGCAGCGTACCGCAACTACTTGAAGGAGAGAAACAGTGGCAACGAAGATTAAAAAGATTCACTTACAAAAATCTGGAACTAGATCATACTGTAGATTTACTTCTCGCCCAAGTAGGGGAGTCGTACTTCTGTCTTTGCAGGACTTTGCTAGTGTCAGCAAAGAGTTACGCTGCACGGAATGTGGTTCAGCATACGAGAAAATGTGTAGCAGCATTAACCTGCTGGCAGAGGGGTGATCAACATGGGAGAATTCTTTCACTACGTTTTTATAGCCATGGGAGTGTGCGGAATTTCTTGTTTAATACTTTCAATGTGTATTGGT